TTTTACTCCAAGGGCCTTCCATCTGCCGCAAAGCAATCAGAGCGGTAACCTCCGACGCAGTACGCAACTACAGGTTATCTAGGTAACCACCCGGTTTAAGTCAGTTTTCCTTCTGTTCTCAGCCCGTAGCGTGGGTGTCTAATGATTAAGTGAGCGTATCGTTGAACTCACCCCGCCTCTGGTTTCCCGTACGATTCGCGATAGACTGAGAATTTTGAGCAAAATTTAGGCGTCGGTCGGCGGCCTAAATTTTGCTCTGTTATGTCGATCCCTCGCATATTTTGGGGTTCACCCTAGTCACCCTAACAGAATACTACTGCATGTTGTATTCTTCTCGCACGTCTGTGCCTTACACCACCTCAATATCTGAGGTTCTTACTGTACTCACTCACCCATCTAGGGATGGTTACTTGTCTGGTTGTATCTTTGTTGATGACCAACCACTGAGTGTATACTCCTTCCATTTCCGGTACTAAATCCGGCTTCGGTATGTAATCTACCATTGCTCCTTTTAATCCCGATGAAGATTTGAACGCAGCCTTAACAGCTGCGAGCGGGACGTCGAGTTTCGCTGCGATAGCTTGCACCACTTTTACTTTGCTTTCTTCAGTGATGAAGTGCGCCACTCCAGCAATCCTCGTTACTAGTGAGATTATCCTGTCCTCGGATATTCTCTGCTTCCTGTACTGCTTCTCAATATTGCCTGGTCCAATCGATGGTCCTCCCACGCTTTTATCCCAATCTAAGGCATCCTCCCACCTTTCATGGTTCATTCGTGACCCTAGTACCTTCAGAAGCAGCTCTTCATGTGCGGTTTCCCGGTTCTTTGACCCATCTGTCAAGTTCTGTGCTGCTATGATCGCAGTAGCCTGCAGCTTGCCCTCGTGCTTCCACACGACTCCGTATTCAGTCTCTAACATGTCTGCGAAATCGTTTGAAGCTTTGAACTTCTTAGCGATCTTGCCCTCTACTAGCAGCTTGGCTAACGTTTCAGCTGCTGTTTTCTCTGATTCTTTCGATTCAGCGTTTCCGTCAAATGACTCCTTGGTGTACCGTTTTTTGTCGATTGGCATTAGTCCTAATGCTCCTGACGTCTTTGTTCCGTACAGGTACGTCATACACTGTTTCCGTGTTACCACACCAGAGAACCCTACTTCATACACAGCCAAATCTTCAAAGATATTTTGCCATGCTTTCCTCTGTAGCCCACGCCGTACTAGCATGCATGCTTGGGAATACATCTCTGCTACCCTTTGCGCTCCCATTGAAGGTGTGTTTGTTTCCACATTACCATGGACAAAACTCGCCAATGATCGCACAGGACATCCTCTTACTACTCCATCTCTGTCGTAGATCAACCGCAGGTATTCTCCCCTTCCTTGGCTGAGCAATTGCTTGAGAGCATTGATTTCCATACCTCCCATCTTCGCTACGGCCAGGTACTGTCTTGCTTCTTCTTCTGTGTAGAACTCCACCCACCCGTCGTCACCTAACACGTATACGCTCGCACACCTCACTGGACTTCCTAATTTATCACATCCTTTAAGGTACAAGCGATGGTAGGTGAGGTTGAGCACGGTGTTGAACATCGTAGTCTGCCTAACACCGGAAAACATGCCTGAACTGGCTCGCACCCACTCCTTTGTGTCTGGTCGCTGGAACCATTGGTTGGTGAAGCTCTTGCTATACCACTCGTGTATCCTAGTGAACTCTTTCGTTGGTG